CACGCTCTACTCGGCGGACGTTTATCAGATCGCACTGGTAGATGGAACGACTGTCCTCTACTGGACGACCTGGAACCGTGATCTCGAAGTTGCTGGTCAGGCTTATACTGCGGGATTCCCAGTGCTGAAGCGCTCCAAGTGGAGTGTCGTCAATACGATGCAGGTCGCGACGATGGACCTGATTATGGGGATCAACAACAACTCATTTCAGGGCGGAGCATCTCTCAAGACCCAGATGTATAACGGCCTCTTCGACGGAGCTACGGTGCTCTTGTCCAGAGCCTATATGAGAACGCCTAACGATACTTCCACCTTCGGAACCATTGATCTCTTCGGTGGCGACGTAGGTGCTCTGGACATCACAGGTATCTCAGTCTCTGCAAAGATCAAGGCGAAGAGTAATCGCCTCGACATGAACACTCCGCGGAATATCTTCAAGGTTCCGTGTATTCATGGATTCTGCGACGACGGCTGCACTCTGTCACGGGCCGCATTCACGACATCTCACACAGTTGGATCGAGCCTGGCACCCTCCCGCTTCTTCGTCCCTTGGGATAGCGTCCCGGCAGATCCTACGGTGTATCGGGGAGGTACCGTGGCGTTCCAGAGCGGAGGAAACTCTGGCTCTCGTCGCATGATCGCAGAGGCGGACAGCAACGGAGTCTATCCGGTGTATCCTCTTCCTTACGCTCCAGTCGCCGGTGATAACTGCACCTACTTCGAAGGATGCGACAAGCTTCGGTCTGGATCGACCCAGTCCTGCACGGCTCGCTCGAATACGCAGCACTATCGCGGATTTAAGTACGTCCCTCCTCCTCTGTCGGCGACCTGATGTACTCACTTCATGGTTCGACCATAGTCATCGAGCGTCCTTATAGAGAGACGGAGTTTCATAGATTTGACTCCGAGGAAGAAGCTCGTCTGAAGATGGCCTTCCTCGAAGAACTACATACTTGGATCGGCACACCGTTCCGAGACTGTGCTGCGATCAAGGGAAAAGCCGCCGACTGCGCCTCATATCAGTGGGCAGCGGCGATGGAAGTGGGGTTAATCAGAGATGTGCCGAAACCCAAGTACCATCCTCGCTGGCTCGTGCATCGTGACCGCGATCTCTATGTCGAATTCCTTCTCAGCCTCGGAGCCAGAGAAGTCGAAACACCACGGATCGGTGACATTCACCTATATTTCTGGTGTCGGGTCTTCGGACACGGAGCGGTTCGTATCAACTCAGATCAGGTCATTCACGCGCACGGCCATGGATCGTCTATTACGATCTCGAGCACACAGGATGAACTCCTGACCTGGATGAATATCCACGCCGCGAAAATTCCTCGTCCTGTTCGCTACTTTGACGTCTGGAATAGGTAATGTCCTCACTACTAGGTCTCGGCGGGAATAAGGCCCAGAAGCAGGTCAACTACTCTGGCCTCAATGTATCTACTTCGAAGCGAGACATGCCGATCCCGATCCCTTGGGGTCAGAGAGCAGTCTCGACGAATTGCATCTGGTACAACGACTTCCAGAAGCACAAGCAATCTGCGAAGGGAAAGGGTGGCGGCGGAAAAGGAGGTCAGTACACTTACTCGGCCGCTGTGGCTCTGGCTCTCGGAGAAGGAGTGATCGACAGTATCGGTATCGTCTGGTCCTCTGGCTCTACGACTACTACCACGACTCTGGCTGCACTCGGCTTCACGTTCTACTCGGGGACTGCGTCTCAGGCTCCTGAGCCTTGGATCGTCTCTCATTATCCGTCTGAGGCTGAGTCGTACGCCTATACGTCGTATCTCTTCAATCCCAAACTTGATCTTGGGTCGAGCGCACAGGTTCCGGACAATACGTTCGAGGTAATCCGCCTCAACGGCTTCTCATACTCAAAGACCAATCCTGGATGGATCAATCCGGAGACCCATGCTCAGGGAACGGCTATCGACGTCCTGATGGCTGACGTCATGGTAGACTGGCTCACGAATCCTCAGTACGGTATGGGATTCGCTACCGGAGACTTCGACAGCTACGGTCTCAGTCAGTATCAGACATATGGTCGCGCTCAGGGTCTAGTCTTCTCTCCACTCTTGAACGAGCAGGAGACCGGAACTCAGGTAGTTGATCGTTGGGCGATGGAGTCCAACACCTGGATCTACTTCGACGGTACGAAGTTCAGGTTCGTCCCGCTCGGTGACTCGACGATTACGGCGAATGGAGTCACGTACACACCAGACATCGACGTCGCCTATCAGCTGACGAATGCAGACTTCAAGGATCTGAAGATCACTCGTAAGGATCCTGTCGACTGCTATAATCGTACGATCCTTAACTTCACAGATCGTACTCTCGGCTACATCAGTAATCCCGCCGAGTACATCGACGATGATCTAATCGCCACATACGGTCTTCGAGATAACAGCGCCGTTCAGGCCACTGATATCTGTGATCCGACTGTAGCGACGATGGTCGCACAACTCGTCGGGAAGCGAGCGGCTTATATCCGCAACACGATTCAGTTCAAGGCCAGCTATCGCTTCATTCGCTGCCTGCCCGGTACGATCATTGGTATCACCGATCCTAATATCGGCCTGAACCAGATGACCTTTCGAGTCACCAAAGTTGAAGAGGAGGACGATGGCAATCTCTCATTCGAGGCAGAAGAGTTTACAGGTCAGACCGGAACCTTCACCTCTGCAGTCACTGCTCCGACTGTTACGCCGACCTACCCCAACTTCTATCAGGATCCAGGCAGCGTCAATACTCCTGGGATACTTGAGCCGGACTCGACCTTCACAGGAGGTGTCCCGAGACTCTTAATCGCAGCGAGTGGTGGAGCGTCCTGGGGCGGAGGCGTCGTCAATATCTCCTTCGACGGACTCTCCTACAACCCGATCGGTGAGATCACAGACGCAGCCATTCAGGGTCTCCTAACAGCGATCCTCCCGTCTCACGCTGATCCAGATACTGTGGACACTCTGTCCGTCGACGCGACTCAGAGTCTCGGCATTCCTCAGCCCGTCACTCACGATGATGCTGATCAGTTCCGCACTCTATTCTGCGTCGCTGCTCAGCCTATCGGCGGACTTCTGCCGAATGATGGAGAGTACGGAACCTTCGGCGATACGGCTACGACCGGAACATACTCCGCCGATCTGACATATCTTCGTCGGGCTCTCTACGGAACCTCGGCAGCGTCTCACGCCATCGGTCAGCAGTGGACTCTGTTCGACATCACACTGTCTACCGGATCTACGATCTCCTACGACCTGCCGCCTCAGTATATCGGGCAGACGATCTATCTAAAGATCCAGTCGAAGAACATCTTCACCAATGTTCTTCAGGACCTCTCGCTTTGTACGGAGTACACCTACGTTCCAACTGGGCGGGGGTATGGCGGTGCCGCTGGCGGCGTTCCTTTGACGCCTACGGGCCTCGCTGTGGGCGCTGGTGTGTCATCTGCCAACGTAGACTGGGCGGCAAACGCCGCCACGGACAATGTGACGAGTTACAAGCTCTACCGAGCAGCGGGAACGGGAGGGTTCGGTGTTGCGACTCTGGTATGGGAGGGTCTTGCGCTCGCTCGGACTGATCCTGGTCTTACTCCTGGAGCTCAGTACACCTACTACCTCACGGCGGTCAACGCAGTCGGTGAGTCGAGTAATACGGCGGGCGTCACAGTCACGGTGGCTTCGACGCAAGTCAATCAGTTTGGCTTTGCGTTTGATCGCGATACCCAGTTCGGCACACTCGGTTCCGATTTTGTGGAGTTCGTGGTCAACTTTGACTGGAATATCACCGCAGGAGTTCCGCAGGGATATGTGAAGACGACCGGCACCGGTCCGACCGTACAGACCGACTGGGATCTCCAGGTCAACGGCGCATCTATCGGTAGTATTCGCTTCGCCATCAGTGCGACGACTGCAACCTTCGTCGGTGTGTCTTCGACTCCTGTTCCGGCGGGTCAGGTCACGAAGATCGTCAAGCCTGCGAACCTCAACGGAATGACTGGTCGCCTCTTTGGTTCGATTGTTGGCACGAAGTAGCTTCGCAGCTATAGTGAGGAATTATGGGCAGAGTTTATACGATCGAGTTTCATAACCAGACTGTCGCGGCAGTCCAGGATCTTCTCGCGGCCTATGCGTCTGCCTCGATCCCACTCAGCGTCCACGGCTTTACGATCGGACAAATTACTGGGACGACTCAGCAGAATGTTCAGATCAGTTTCAAGCGTCTGTATGCGACGGTCACGACGGGGACTGGTGGCGCGTCGATCACGCCGAAGAAAAGTCTGCCTAACGACGCAGCAGCGTCGTTCACTGCTCGAAGAAATGATACAGGTCAGGCGACGAGTGCGACGACAGATCAATATCATTCCGACACTGTGAATGTTCTGATCGGGACCCAGTTCTTC